ACCAGATGATACTCCACTTACTTGGATAAACACGGGTACTGCTGGTGCTGAAAGATTTTTAGATGGATTAAATTCTGGAACAGTAAACATTAAAAATAATACTGGCACAATTATTCGTCAAGCAACTCCTAGTGGAAGACTTTATTCAAATAATTATATGCAATTAAGTTTGTATAATAATTTAGATGGAGGACAATTAACACAGGTTGCCAATTCTGATATTACATATATTAATACTGTTGTTCCAGTTTCTTATTTAATTGTAGCCGGCGGTGGCGGTGGTTCAGAATACGGTGGAGGCGGTGCTGGTGGTGTAGCTACCGGAGCGACTACATTGAAATCTGGAATAAACTATGCTATTACTGTAGGATCTGGTGGTGCCGGTAATTTACCATTAACTCCTCCTAATCCCACTTGGTCGAGTTACGGAGCCAATGGTAGTAATTCATCTATTTCTGCATCAGGATTTACAAGTATTGTTGCAGTTGGTGGTGGTAGAGGAGGATGGCCAGGCGGTTCAGGTGGTGGAGGCAATACTGGAGTAGGTTGCATTGGAGGTGGTGTTGCTACTCAGCCTAGTCAGAATCCTGGAATTCCAGGTGTAACCAATCTTGGTAATCCAGGAGGACCCAAAAACTCATGCCAAACAGGCGGTGGTGGTGGTGGCGCAGGTGGAGCTGGAGTGCCTGTTTGTCGACCCTGTACTACCAAAGGTGGCCAAGGAGGCGCCGGATATACTTGGCCATTTACTGCTAACACTTACGCTGGCGGTGGCGGCGGTAGCGCAGGTGCTAGTCCTGGTGCGCAGTACATTGGAGGACCAGGTGGTACTGGTGGCGGCGGATCTGGTGCTACACCTTCCATATCAACTTCGGGAACTCCTGGCACCAATGGTCTAGGTGGCGGAGGTGGTGGAGCAGGAGGCACTCCAGGAAGTATTCGTGGTGCCGGTGGAACTGGCGGTAATGGAACTATCATAATTGCAATGCCTACTGGATATTATAGTCCTAGTTTTGGCCTAGACGCCAATACAGTAACAACGCCACCTGCGGCACCAGGAATGACTGTATTAACATATACAAGCAACTCAGCATTAAATCTTGGGTGCGGTGCACCTGGTCAACCTTATTCAGTAAATTATTTGGCAGTAGCTGGCGGCGGTGGCGGTGGCGGATCCAACAGAGGAAATCAAAGTGCTCCAGGTGGTGGAGCAGGAGGATTGCTGACTGGAACTGTTAAATTGACGGCTGGTCAAATTTATACTATTCAAGTTGGTGGTGGTGGATTTGGTGGTGGTGGTATATGTGGTCCCGGTGGTTCCAACTTAAATCCTGGTTTTGCTGGTAATAACAGTATCATTTCTGGTTCTGGCATTAACACTATAACAGCTATTGGAGGAGGAGGAGGTGGCAGCGCTATGATGGCTTGTGGAACTCCTGGTATTCAGCCTCAGTTTGGAGGTTCGGGTGGTGGCGGATTTGGTCCACCAAAAGCAGGCGCTAATGCTGGAGTAGCTTTTGGCAGTACAGGATTTGCAAATACTGGTACACAAGGTTGGCCAGGTGGTTCTCAGGCATTCGGTGCGCCAAATTTTCAAAGTATGGGATTAGGTACATCATCAGGCGGTGGCGGAGCCGGTGGCAAAGGTGGTAATTCGTTTGGTAATAATGGAACAGCTCAAGGCGGAAACGGTACTGGCGGTGGCGGTGATGGTTATACTTGGCCATATACAGCAAACACATATGCTGGCGGTGGTGGTGGAGGATCTTTCAACATAGCACCTCTACCAAGACCTGCATCCGTTTACGGATTAGGTGGTACTGGCGGAGGCGGTCGTGGAGGTACTGGACCATGCGGTCTTACACTTACAGCAAATGGAGTTAATAATACAGGCGGAGGCGGAGGCGGTGCTGGACTTTGTTTCCCTAATTACTTTGGAGCAAATGGCGGAACAGGTATAGTTGTTATAGCTATGCCGTCTGGTGCGTATACAGGTGTAAGTGCACCAGGAGCTTTTGTATCAAATCCTCCAGCGGCTCCTGGTTTGACTGTGTTGACTTTTAATGGTAATACTACAAATCGAAATGCAAACGTAACATATACGTTTACTGCATAATAATATTATTTAAATCTAGGACCTATTGCCCAAGCAACTAAACTATAACGCTTGCCTTTGGTAACAGGAGTGACTTCATGTAGTGTATATCCTGGAAAGAAAATGCCTGTACCTTGTTGACGATGTGGACGTTCTCCATCGGATCTAGTGTGTAATATCAAATCTCCACCTTCATAATCTCCTGAATCAGATAGTTGAATAGAAACACTTAATTTTCTGGTACCAGGACCTTTATACATCATGTCAATGTGTTTACCATAAAAACCTTTTTCTTTGCCATCGTAACTGGTAAATTGTAAACTTTGAATTTCGTTTAAATCATAACCAAAAAATTGGTCATTAATACTCATAATATAATTTGTCATACGTTCAAAAATCCAACGGTTTTCTGGTACATCAGAACGAATCCAAGCAATAGGACTTTTGCGAACTTTACCAACAATATCTATATTATTTTCTGAAGCAGATGCATCACCAACACTACCATACGTTAGAGGTGTGGCATCTTGGCCTGAAGTGCCAATTGCAATGACTTGTTCACATTCTTCTTTGGTAAATATGTTGTGTGCGAATGCCCAATTTTCATCAGTAACGTGCTTGAGGTGCCAGCCAAAAGAATAAGTTTTATCTGATGTAGAATCTTTTCTGACTTCTTGTTTAACTGGTTGAATTTCAGGTTGAACAAGAGTTATAGTATCATTCTTTTTCTTTTTGCGAGCCTTAGTTGCTGGAGATTCTTCTACAATTTTTAGTGTTGGTTTTTTGGCAACAGGTTTTTTAGCAGCAGTTACTTTTACTGGTTTTTTCATAGTCTTTTCAGTCATTTTTTAATTCCTAATATAGGTCGTTTGTCAAATTTATAATCTTTGTAGATACCATTAGCATCTACATAATGCAAAAACAGTTGAATCTGTTGGTTGCCTTCATAAGGTTCTCGCCAGTGTTCAATATCACATCCTTTATATATGGCCATGTCACCGGCGTTCAATAGGATCTTTTTACCGGCCATGTAGATTGGCCATGGTTTGGAGTTTTCATCAATATCAATACAAAGTGTGGTGCTGTATTGGCAACTTGGTCGATCTTTGTGTGCAGCCAATGTAGATCCATTCCAATAAATTCTGCCATAAGTATATGTGGGATAAAGTTGTAACCCGGTTTCTTGTTCCATAAGAGGTAACAAAGAAACGGCAAGCGCATCACAAATAACTTCACCATAAAATGGATATCCAATGGGACTTTGCTCGTCACCAAAAGCGGTTAAATTTTCAGTTGCGATTTGTTTTTGGTAGTATTCAACCGTTTTCGTCAAAAGAATGGTGTTTTTTAGTAAGTCCAAGGTGTCAGGACTCAGTACATTGCGAACTACTTTATAATCTTGTTTCATAGTATTTTCAATTAAAAAATAAGGTTAATTATACGATATTTATTGGTGTATGTCAAGCTACACATATGTATATATCTTGGATCGGTGGTAGATAAATACCTACATTATAGGAGTTTTTAATGGCCACAATTACTAATAGAACTGCCTTTACAGACTATTGCAAGCGTAGATTAGGTTTTCCTGTCATCGATATTAACGTGGATGATGACCAGATAAGTGACCGAGTGGATGACGCTTTACAATACTGGCAAGATTACCATTTTGATGGACTTCAAAAGGTATACTATATTAAAGCAATTCAACAAACCGACATTGACCGAAGATACTTAGATTTAAGTTCGACTACCGATGCCGATGGTAATCCAATGGAAATTGTTGGTATTACCAGAATCTTTCCCGTTACCGATTCACAGGCAAATGTTAATATGTTTGACCTAAGGTATCAACTACGCCTAAATGAACTCTATGACTTTACCTCCGCATCGTACATCAATTATACCTTAACAAATCAACACTTACGTTCTCTGGAGATTATGTTTACTGGAGAAGTTCCTATTCGATTCCAAAGACATATGCGAAGGTTGTATATTGATTGGAATTGGGGAGACCAAGAAGCACCAATTGGTACAGTTGTTATTGCCGAAGCTTATGCGGCAATTAATCCTGCTGTTTACAATATGGTATGGAATGACCGTTGGTTAAAAGAATATGCGACGGCATTAATTAAAAGAACTTGGGGAAATAATCTTAAAAAGTTTAACGGCCTTCAATTGCCAGGTGGTGTTACATTAAATGGTGACCAAATTTATCAAGAAGCCGCAGTTGAAATCGAAAGACTTGAAAAGGAAATGGAGAATAATTACGGTGCGCCGTTAGAATTCTTCTTAAATTAATATGGCAGTATCTCAATATTTTAATAATTATAACGCACTCAATGAACAAAGAGTTATTGAGGATTTAATTGTTGAATCAATTAAGATAATGGGTTTTGATGCCTATTATTTACCTAATGAAAATGAAGGCGCTAGAGATTTATTATATGGTGAAGATCCATTGCGTAAATTTACGGCAGCATTTCCTTTGGAATTTTATCTTTCGGATCATTTAGATTATCTAGGCCAACAAGAATTTTTTGGTAAATTTGGTTTAGAAATTAAAGACGTTGTTAATGTTATTGTTTCAAAACGTTCTTTTCAACAGCGTGTGCCACAAAATAAAGTTACATTAACCCGACCCCGTGAAAATGATTTAATTTATGTACCTTTCTTAAATGGTACCGGTGAATTATATGAAATAACATTTGTCGAACAAGCAAAAGATTTTCATATGCTTGGTAGAAAACAACCTTATTTCTATGAACTAAGGATGGAGAAATTCAAATACTCACAAGAAATCATTGCGAGTGGTGTGGCAGAAATTGATGATGTTGTATACGAATCTGCTTATCAAGTTCATTTAAATCTTGGTGCCGTAAACGGAAAATATGCAATCAACGAAATTGTATTCCAGTCAGATGATTCAACCTATGCAAATGCTACTAGCATTGGTACTGTTCAATCCTGGATTCCTTCTTCCAATACTTTATCTCTGTCCAATATTGCCGGTGAATTTATTAATGGCCAGTCAATTATTGGCCAAACAAGCAACGCTTATGGATCTTTAATTGATTTTGATCCGTTAAAAGACCCATCATACAGAGAAAATTATGACAACAGATACATTGCTAATTCAGCCATATCTGTAATTGATTTTTCTGAAACTAATCCTTTTGGTAGTATCTAATGGCAAACACATCATATAATCGAATCATTCGTAAACTTGTAGTGGGTTTTGGTAATCTATTTAAAGACATTACTTTGGTTCGTTATAACGGAGATAATTCTGAAGCAGAAAGATTTATTGTGCCTATTGCTTATGCTGCAAAAGAACAATATGTAGCAAGAATTGAATCTGATCCAATTTTAGATAAAAAAGTTCAAATGACTTTGCCCCGTATGTCATTCGAAATGAATGGGCTTCAATACGATGCCACAAGAAAACAAAATACTAATATTAAAAATGCTGCAGCTACTGGTAGTGGAGTAAAATCACAATACAATCCTGTACCTTATAATTTT